AAAGGAGCAGATAATTGATGCTAATATAGCAGGGATGAAATTTATTGCAGTTGACCCTACATTATATCAGCAAGATGCAGAACAATACTACAACGAAGAATATAACAAATAACATGGCACAGACAGCAGTAAGTTGGTTAATTGAAGAAATTAAAAACTTTGATAGTGGTCGTAGCCAATATTATAGTAAAGTAGCAATCTACAATCACGCTTATAGAATGGAGAAGGAGCATATAATGAAAGCGCTTGACAGAGGGTTTGATGAAGGTTGTAAATTCCCAGAAGATATTAATCTAAATGATGCAGAACAATATTACAACGAAACATATGGAACACACGAATGAAGAAATACTGGAATGGTATTTAAAAGGATTTAGCTCTCAAGATGACAAGGAAAAAGAGATTCCTCAGGAAGGAATATTAGAAATTGCTTTTAACATGGGCATGTCTCATTTTCAATTAGGAGATGATGTTAGGTCTGTTGATTATTTGTCAGAAGATGAGATTCTTATGAATATTCATTCAACGTATGAATCTGATTATTTGGAATACAAACAAGAATATTCAATTTGTCCTTCATGTAATGGTTCTGGAGAAGGTCCTGCTGATGGAACTACATGTTGGAGATGTAAGGGTTCAGGAGAATAAATTTATATTTATGAAAAGAATAGAGTTTTTTAAGGAAGAAAACAACATCTTCATATTTCCCACAATCAGGATTTATTTTGAAAAGATTCCTAATGGGAAGTTTAGATATGTATATCTTGAACTTGTCTGGATCAGATGGGCAATAGGTATTAAATTAATAGAAAATCTATGAATGTACTAATGTTTGAGAAAACATTTTTGGTAGTTTCATTTTAATGATATATCTTTGTGCATTAAGATAATATCATAATGATGAAATTACCAGGAGTTTACATAATTCAAAATGAGATAAATAAGAAGGTTTATATAGGAGCATCTTTAAATGTCTATAATAGACTTTGTGACCACAAGGTAATGTTAAGAGCAGGTCGTCACCACAATGAGCATTTACAGACTTCTTACAACTTGTACGGAGAAGAAAATTTTACTTTTGATATACTGGAATCTTGCGATAGTTCTCTTATTTTCTCACAAGAAAACTATTGGTGTAATATGTTACAAAGTCATAACAGAGAGTATGGGTATAATAACCAACCTACGTCACCTAATGGAAAGGAAAGATGTAGTGAGGAAACTAAGAAAAAGATGAGCAATCATGCTGAAAAAAGACCTGTAATGGTTTATACTATCTACGGAGATTTTTATAGAGAGTTTTCTGATCTTTATACGTGTGCTAAAGAATTCGAAACAGTAGCTCCAAATGTTCATAGAAAGATGAATAATATTCCTAAAAAAACACTTATAGATTCTAAATCTAGCATGTTCATGTTTATGGACAAAGGTAAATCTGTAGACAGTGTGAAAAATTGGTACGATGATGTTATTCTTAAATTAGGTAGTTGTGACGGTAATTATGAGCTGTACACTTGTTTTGGTACTCTTGTAGGAAAGGCTTCTTCTAGTGATATTTCTAGTATATTAAACGTTAAACTTTCTACTGTTTCTAATGCTGTAGCAAGAAAGACTTATTTAAAAGGCTTAAAAATTATAAAATGCAAATTGTAGTTACGGATATAGAAACTCTTAAAGAATGTTTTCTTTGTGTTTGTTTTGATCCTCAGAAGAATAAATGGTTTCAGTTTGAGGTTAGTAATTGGAAGAACGACCTTGATGAAATGGTTTTATATTTTGAGGAAAACAGCGAGCACTACTTTGTTACTTATAACGGACTTAGATTTGATAGTCAAGTTTTAGAGTTTATTATAAGAACTAGTCATGAATGGAATGAGCTAAGTGGTCTAGAAATATGTAAAATTATATCTCAAAAAGCAACAGACACTATACATGATTCTAATTATGGATTATTACCTAATTACAGAGAAAATCAACTTAGTTTTAAAATCTTAGATCTTTTTGAGATTCATCATTTTTCAAATAAAAATAGAATGGTGAGCCTTAAAAGACTTGAGTTTGAGATGGACTTTGACAATATAGAGGAAATGCCAATACATCATAACAAGGAAAACCTAACCAAGGAAGAGATTGAAACAACCATTCAATATTGTTATAATGATGTAAAGGCCACTTATGAGTTCTATCTTATTACAATAGGACAAACAGAACATCCTCTATACAAAGGAAATAATCAAATAGAGCTGAGACAAGACATTGAGAAAGAGTTTGACATTCCATGTTTGAACTATTCAGACAGTAAGATTGGTGACGAGGTTATCAAAAAGTATTACTGCCAGGAGAAGAACATTGAATACAAAAACCTTCCAAAGAAAGGAACATTCAGAAAAGATGTCTATGTAAAGAATTGTATAGCTGATTATGTAGCTTTTAAAACAAAAGAACTGCAGGAGTTCCTTCAGAGAATAAAGAAGACGAAGATTGGAATGCAAGATGACTTTAAAGAGGAATTGCATTTCTATGGTAATGTCTATTCATTCATGAAGGGTGGTTTGCATACAGAGAACAAACCTGAAATATTTGAAGCTGATGATGACTATTTGATTATTGATTATGACGTTGCATCAATGTATCCAGCAACCATCATCAACAACAAGCGTTATCCTGCTCATCTAGGGAAGGAGTTTCTGAATGGCTATAAACAAATGTTTGAAAAGAGGCTTGAACTAAAACCTTTAGCTAAAAAAGACAAGAAGCTAAAAGGTATTGTTGGTGCTCTAAAGCTTTCTTTGAATTCTGTTTATGGCAAGAGCTCAGACATGCAGAATTGGATTTATGACAGACAGCTCACAATGTTCACCACTATTACAGGAGAACTATCGTTAATGATGCTTATTGAGGCATATGAATTAGCTGGTATAAGTGTAATAAGTGCAAACACAGATGGTGTAACAATAAGAGTGAAGAAAGAATTGGTTCCAACAGTTGAGAAGATAAACGATTGGTGGTGTAACATCACACAATATGAACTGGAACGCACCAATTACAAGAAGATTATATTCTCAACAGTTAATGACTATCTAGCAATTAAAACAGATGGAGAACTTAAATTCAAAGGAGATTTTGTCAAAGATTTTGAACTTTACAAAAACAAGTCTGCTCGCATTATTCCTATTGCCCTTGAGGCTTATTATGTACATGGTGTTCCTGTTGATACTACTATCCGCAGTCATAGTGCTATTTTCGATTTTTGTATACGACAAAAGTCTAGCTCTGATTTCCATTATGAAGGAATTAGTAAAAGCACTGGTGAAAAAACTATTTACAACAAGCTGATAAGGTATTATGTCTCAAAGTCAGGAGAAAAACTCCTGAAGGTGAAGAATGAGAATAGCCAATCAACTGCTCCAAATATATCCCAAGTGGAGGCTGGAGACTGGGTTTGTAAGGTTTGTAACTATCTTCCAAAAGACACAGCAACGTCTTCAGCAGGAATAAACTATGATTATTACATAGAACGAGCAAACAGAATAATTTACAAAATACAGACAAAAGGAAAAAAGAGAAATGTAGTGGTGAATCCAAATCAACTTTCTTTAAATTTTTAATCATGAAAGTAAATAGACAAGATGTAGCATTTTTTATAAAAAACATAAGAAGAAATTGGCCTGGAGAAACTTCTGATGAGCAATTTGTAGAACATTTATGCACTTACATGGAAATGAATCCTGGCTGTATTGAAATGCAAGCCAAAGCAAAACGTGGTAGGTTTAGCTATCGTACAGTGGGATATGGTGTAATGAGTCTTTTTGGTGAGAAGTATAGAATGGGTAGAGTTGAAGTGTTTGATAGTGAGAATTCAGGTGGATACCAAGTGCATGAAGGAATTTACACTATGCCTCATGAAGCAGCATCTCAATTTGAAGACTTCATTGAATCCATAGAAACAGACCTACCTATTAATATTGAAATAGGCTCACACAAGTGGTGTGAAGAAGAATGTGCTAAATCGTTAGGCTTTAAGGATGACACTGAAATGAGAGATCCAGAGAAGGTTAAAGAGTATAGAATGAAGAAGAACGATGAGTTTGCAATGAAACAGGGCTATAAGGATTGGGATGATTTGACAGCTAATTCTAAATGGTTGAATAATGGAAAAGATAAAACGTGAAAACTTTGCTGAACACCTTGCTCGATACCAATTAGAAATGGTTGGAAGGGTATGGGAAGATGCTCTTAATGACAAACAATGGTTTTACAATATAACCATGACACAAAGCCAATTTGATGAGTTTATGAAATATGCAATTCCTCTTACAAAGAAGATTTTCAAATGCAACACTTCAAAAGCTCAAAGAGTTCTTGATTGGTTTAATGTAAACTTCGGATTAAGAATATATCCATCACCTATAGAGTTAAATTCACTACCAATCATTAAATATGATAAGAACAATAAGGAAAATCAAGAAAATCTTAAAATGGATTCCGACTCTTTGGCATGATGAAGATTGGGATTATTATTTCATCTATTCCATTTTACAGAAGAAGCTAGAATTCACAAAAGAATACATTAAGAAAAATGGCCATCATCTTGATAACAATCATGTTGCCTCAAGAATACAAACAGCTATAAATCTTATTGAGGCTGTAAAAACAGAGAAATACATAGACTTATTTATTGAAGAAAGAGATGTGGAGTCTTTCACAGAAGCACAACTACTGAAATCTCTTAAAAAGCACGACAAGGCAAGAAATCTTTTATTTAAATTTTTAAATCACAACATTCCCCACTGGTGGGATTAAAATCAACAATTATGGGAGCAAATTGGTTTAGGAACACATCTACAGGAAAAAGCGTTAAAGAGGCTTACAACAGAGCTGTTGACATAGCAGAAGAAGAATATGGTCACCAACAAGGATATAGTGGTGAAATTAACTGTTCTTCTGGTTATAGGGATGTCACTGCTGAGTTTAAAGCAAGTAAGATGAGCTTGCAAGATTTCATAGACAAGAAGCAAGACACTCTTACAAAACATCAAGGTGCTCAAGCTATTTGTATAATTGAGCCTAAGTTAAACACCAACAAGAATAAGAGCCATGTGTTGAACACTGCATTGAAAGGTACAACCAAATGGGTGCTTAAGTACACTGTAAGGTCATTTGATAACATAATTAGCAGACACAATACAAAAGGTGATGCTATTAAAGCTGCAAGAGCTTATACAGAGAAACATGTCAATCAGTCTGAGGTGATTATGGAGAAATTGATGGAGAAGGGTAGTGATATTGTAGCAAGGGTTTCTTATAAGCGTTCTTCAGATGAGAGAGATGGTAAGTGGGTATTCTTTGGTTGGGCTTCATATTAAAATTATGTTTATGATGTTTGAAGATTATGAAAGGGAACACCTCAAAGAAATGATATATTTGCAAGAGGATTTATTTGAAACATTGGCAACAATAATAAGAGTGGAAAAACATGACAACATTGAAGGTGACGTTCAAGAAGTACGAAGAATTGATGTCAAAAGGGATTACGTTGGATATGATGTATCTCCTAAAGCTTTTAAAAGAAGAGGTAGACGTAAAGTCTCTTTGCGAAAACAACGTAAAGCTCAATCTGATA